AGGACGGATGAGGAGATAGCGGCGGCGTATGCAAGCGGACAGGCGTTACCTGTGGATGAATACACAACATGGAAGATGGACTTTGAAAATAGTTTACGACCATCAAAACCGCTACAGAGAGATTTGTCTATGTCTCTTGTCGAAGGACAGGAGTATATGTTTTCACTTACCAGTTCAGGCAAGGTTTCTGCGAGGATATATAGTGAAGATGATAAAAGCGATTATATATATGCGGATAATGGTACAACCGCTATAAAGTTTGTTCCTGAAAACACGGGAGAATATACAGTAGAACTGTATAGCGGTGTAGATAATACAGAAGCTAAAGTTAAGCTAGAGAAAGGTAACAAAGCAACTGATTGGACACCTGCTCCTGAAGATACTACTACTGCTATTGATGATGCCACAACCAGAATTGAGGGACGAATAAGCCAAATTACCACAACGCTGGACGGTATAACCAATCAAGTATCTCTCGTTACAACCGAAATGGGACAAATACGTGAATATGCTGAAACCCTGGTACAACAGACATCCACTAACATTATGGCAACTATATCTCAAGACCTGCTTGACCTAGAGAACAGTCTCATACAACGCTACCAGGCAGACCTACAGACTACTGCTCAAGACCTAACATTAACCTTCTCAGGGGTTCGGACCTCATTAGATGAATTAAGCGAAGATATGGCAGCTTTTAAGACAACCTTTCAATTCTCAGCTGAGGGCATGGAAATTGGAAGGGCAGAAAGTCCATTCAAGCTTAAATTGACTAACGATAAGATGTCATTTATGGATAGTGGAGTGGAAATAGCATATTTCTCCACCCAAAAGATGTATATCACTGAGGCTGAAATTTTGAATAGCATTAAAGTTGGTAACCATTTAATTGAGAAGTATGATGACACCATAACATTAGTTCGCTGGGTAGGTTAAAAGTGGAGGGATGAATTATGGCCATATGGACCCGGTATTCTCAAACTATGGATACCAGCAATCAATATGTAAAATATCGTGTAAAATTAACACTTAATTCTCAGAATGTTACTAACAATACGTCTAATGTAACGGTTGAAATACAAGTATGGAGAACAAATACTGGATATACCACGTACGGTAGTGGAACGTGTTACGTGACAATTGATGGAACTCAATATACATCTTCAATAACTCCTGACCATAAGTTCACATATAATAGTTATACTGTAGTATTTAGTCGGACTTTGGATATAACACATAACGCAGATGGTAATAAAACTTTAAATATATCAGCATATATAAGACACGACAGGTTTAGTTCGTCCAGTCAATCGTGGAGCACCACATTGGACACTATACCACGCACAAGCTCCGTATCCGTGAGTTCTAGCAACGTAGAATTTGGTAAGAGTGTAACGATAAATATAAGTCGGTATTCGTCGAGTTTCACGCATACACTACGGTACAGCGTAGCTGGACAAAGCGGTACTATAGCAACTGATGTTGGTACTAGTTACACATGGACAGTTCCCACAAGTTTAATTGCTGGGTTATCCAATGCAGCCAGTGCCACATGCACGATTTATTGTGATACGTATTCAGGAAGTACTTTAGTAGGTACGAAGTCTACCACCCTTACTTTGGCGATTCCTGTCAGTTCGGTGAGCTTGAGTGCTGGTTCAGTAAACTATGGTAGCTCAGTGACTATCAATATCAGCAGAGCACACTCAAAGCTCACTCATACCATCAGGTACAATTGGAACAACAATACTGGTACAATTGTTTCTCAAACCACCTCAACGAGCTATCAGTGGACAGTTCCAAATAATTTTATGAATTATATCCCTAACAGTACTTCAACCACAGGCACTATTTATATCGACACTTACAATGGTACGGCTCTAGTAGGTACCAAGAGTGCAAGTTTAACAACTATAGTACCTGATAGTGTAGTACCAGATTTTACAAATATTTCTCATTCCGAAGCCAATAGTGCTGTAGCTGCTTTAGGATTAGGTAGTGGAGTATATGCACAAAATCTATCCAAAATAAATATTTCCATTGTAGGAGCAACAGGAGCGTATGGAAGTACAATTACCTCATACAAAATCGTATATGATGGTGTAAACTATAATGCTCAAAGTGCCACTACCAATACTATAACCAACTCTGGTACAAGAACTATTAGTGCTACAGTCACTGATAGCCGAGGAAGGACTAAAACCAAAACTGTAAACGTTACTGTACTGACATATAGTTCTCCTACAATTACAAGTTTTACTGTAAAAAGGTGCAATTCTGATGGAACCGACAATAATATGGGAACTTATATAAAAGTAACTTATGGAGGAAGTTTTTCTACCCTTAATAGCAAAAACACTGCAACTTTATATATTGAAACTAAACCTAAAACCTCTGGTACTTGGACAACAAAAGAATCATTTAGCGTTGGTTCTTCATTTAGCGGAACAAAGGTATATAGTGGATATGATATTACTTCTAGCTATGACGTAAGACTAAGGCTAGTAGATAAATTTTATTCGGTTACATCGACAAAAGAGGTTTCTACAGGCGTTGTGACAATGTCGTGGGGAAAACAAGGTGTAGGTATAGGAAAGATATGGGAGCGAGGTGCACTAGACGTAGGCGGTGATATTTACGTGCAAGGAAAAATATATGCTGATGGAATAAATATACCCGATACTAGAGATGTAGTTGATAAACCGCAAGATTTACCTAGTAGAGCAATTTCTTTTGCGTTTAAACGGAGTTCAGCAGTTGGTAATCCACCAGTTACAGCTAATCCAACTTATTCCCATATTATTAGGATTGCAGGATGGAGTACTAATGAGGGCAGCGGTGGATGGCCAACAGAATTAAGTATAGGTACAAAAGGTATTGCTTATAGGCAGGCTACAAGTGCGACTGATTGGGGTGTTTGGAAGAAAATATGGAGCGAAGATAATGACGGTTCTGGTAGTGGTATGGATGCCGATATGGTAGATGGTTACCATTTAAATCAAGATGTAAGGACAACTGCTTCTCCAACTTTTGCGGCATTAACCATTGATGGCGGTGCAGGGGCTCTGAAATTAAAGCCTAGTTCACACGACCATTGCTATATTGAGTTTTACCCTGACAGCGATGCACCTACTACACAAGGAGCTTGGATTGGATATGGCAGTGCTGGAACAAGTGTTCTCACGATTGCCCAGCAATTAAATGGCAATGTTAATGTAGTAGTCCCATCAGGATACAATTTAACAGTCAACGGCAACAAAGTCTGGCATACAGGCAACGATGGTGCAGGTAGCGGTTTAGATGCTGATTTATTAGATGGATATCACGCTTCTAGTTTTTTGCTAACATCGGGTGGTACAGTATCGGGGCAGATTACATTAAGCGCTGGGACGTCGTCTGGCAAGGCAGTAAAATCAACAGACTCGTATACAAACCCTGCCATAGCCTCGACATCCAAATACTCTGCTTCTGGAGCGTGGGTAACTTGGGATTATCCAGATTTTGCATCTACGCCAATTGTCATTCACAGAGATGATAATAATTTGGGGACTAAAGTACGCAATGTAACTGCATCGTCCTGTGAGGTGTGTATGGCAGGCACAGCAACGGGATATGTAAGAGCAATTGCAGTTGGGGGTGTTTAATTTTGATTTACATCAGGCGTATTAAAAGTGATTGGGGGGATGTGGGCTTTCATATAACCCACTCCGCCGACAATCCTATGGCTTTGGTGATTGGAGAGGGTATATGGAAAGGGACAATATTCCCAGAAACTGAAATAGAATTTCCGGTGGAGGATGTAGAACAAAATGTACTAATACACCTTAAAGATGACTCAGAAGAACCTATTGTTATTACACGTGGGAGAAATTATACAGACCCTCCCGAAGTGGAAAATGTTGTTTTAACACTATGTAACTTTTATATACCGCCTAACTGTGCCGATTTACGTGAATTGCCGATATACACCAGACGATTTGACGCAGAATATTCCACCCCATTTGGAGAGGATGGTGAAGCACAATGGGAAAAGTTAGAATAATAGAACAGGGATATTCAGCGGAAGAACGTACAAAAGCAATAGACAACGAAACAAAAGAGTCAATTAGGCGTAAATATGAACTAGAGGACGAACTAAAGCTTTTGCGACAAGCAGTAGTTAGACTAGCAACAGCGCTGAACATAGATTTAGGTGAAGAGTTCAATAATTACAACAATTTGGTAGAGAGTGTTGTAACACCCAATAAGGTTAAAAAAGCTAACCTTAAGGTTACTTCTATTAAAATTAAGCAAAAGGGGGCTAAAAAATGAATAAGCCATTAACGGTTGCCGTAGAGCAGTTAAAGCAAGACTTGATAAATAAAATTAACGAGGCATCCTTGCATATAGCACTTGTCAAGCCCGTTGTAGATGAACTGAAGCGATTACTGGACCAGGAATACGAAAGAGTATATCGACAAGAGTTGGTGCAATATTCAAAACAGGAGAAGGAAGAAGTAGAACAAAAGACAGTACCTAACGAAGAAGCAGAGAACGAATAAATATTATTGTCAAAAAGAGTAGGGTTATCACCTACTCTTTTCTTATTGTATTCTTTTTGGCAGAAAGGGGTATGTACTATGAATTTAGAGGAGAAGGTGAATGACATGGAGGTACTATTAGGTAAACATGATGAAAGATTAAAAAAATTGGAGGAATGGCAGTCAAAACAAAACGGTAGCTTACAAAAGCTTGAACAAAAAGTGGACGGCATATACACATGGCTCATAGCTTTAATGGGAGGCGTTATTACTTCTTTAGTTATACTTGTAGTTAATTTAATGATTGGGAGGTAATATGTATGAAATTAATATTAGATCCAGGACATGGCGGTTATGACCCTGGCGCAACAGGAAATGGGCTCAAGGAAAAAGATATAACTCTTAAACTTGCCTTAAAAATAAGAGACTTATTAAAAGGCTCATGCGATGTGATTCTCACAAGAGACACAGATAAAACAGTGTCTCTTCAAGAAAGGTGCGATATAGCAAACAAAGCAAATGCAGATTATTTTATTAGTATTCATATAAACAGTGCAAATGTATTAGCAACAGGCTTCGAAAGTTATATTTCTACAAAAGCTTCTCAAAAGTCTATTGATTTAGGTAAAAAAATCCATGATAGTTTAGCGAAATTTTATGTTTCCAAAGGGTTAATTGATAGAGGATTTAAGCAAGCTAATTTTTATGTGCTTAATAAAACGAAAATGCCTGCTATTGTTATAGAAAATTTATTTATAAACAATCCTGGTGATGCTAAATTTTTGGCAGATGAAAATTTTTTAGATGAATTAGCTAAAGCTATTACGGATGCTCTGAAAAAGGCATTGGGTTTACAAACAGTATCTCAACCCTCTCCACAACCTCAACAACCACAGGTAATATCTTTAACTGAATATAATCAACTTAAAGCTAACTACGAACAACTAAGAAAAGATTATAATGATTTAATAAACAATTATAACCAAGTAAGAGCAGAAAGAGACAAATTAGCAAATCAAATAAATCAAATTAAAAATATTATTACTTGAGGAGGAATCATTGTGAGAGAACTAATAATACAAATTTTGTTTTACGCCATACAATTAGTTGTTTTAGTAGTATTAGGTTATGTAATACAATTTTTACAAACAAAACTTGGCAATGAAAAATTTAAGAAAGCATATAATTTAGTTAAAAATGTGGTATTGGCAATAGAACAAACTTTAGGTTCTGGTAACGGCGCAGACAAAAAAGCGGAAGCTGTTGCAATAATTAAAAAGATGATTGGCAACAAATTATCTGATGATGAAATTAATATACTAATTGAAGCAGCAGTAAAAGAAATGAATATGGTATTAAAAGAAAAAGGATTAAAATAAAAATTTATCCCCCATAAGCTCTTTAATTAGGGCTTATAGGGGTCTTTTTTTTATTTAGTCCTCATCTTCTACTTCTTCTTTGTATTTTTCTTCATCTAAAATATATTGTTCTACATCAAAATCAGTGCTATACATAATATTTACGATCATCCGCCGAGAACGCTCTCCAATTTATTGGAGAGATGAAAGGCGGTAAAAATGTGATAAAATAAAGCAGATCTAAAACAGAAAGAAGGTGAGAAAAGTGATAGTAACAAGAGTTATAGTATTTCAACTCTCTAACTGCAACAGCGAACACAGAATAATATTGGGACATTTAACATACTCAGCATCAAAATTGTGGAACGTTGCAAACTATGCTGTTCAAAACAGAGAAGTATTAGTAAATCAGTTAGAAAAGTGCTTAAAGGATAATTTCTGGTATAAAAACTTGCATTCACAATCTGCACAAGCAATACTGCAAAAACTACAGATAGCTTGGAAGAATTTTTTGATGGATATACTAAAAAGCCGAAGTATCAACCCAAAAACGGGCATATCCCTGTAAGATGGAAGAAAAATGGCATAAAAATAATTAATAGCAAAATCAGACTATCATTGTCCACACAAACAAAGCAATATTTAAAAGAAAAGTACGGTATTGAGTCCAAATATCTATGGATAGATTTACCGAAAAATCTATCGCTCAATACTGTACAGGAAATTGAAATTGTTCCAAAAACTTCTTATGGATATACCACCTACTTTGTCCATATCATCTACAAAAAAGAAATACCAGAAATCAAGCCTAAAAGAGATAAATTAATGGGAATAGATTTTGGAGTAAAGAATCTCGCTTCAATTGTTATAGAAGAAAATCCAGAAACATTTATCATCGATGGCAGTCACCTTATCTCAAGATTAAGATTATTAGCCAAAGAAAAAGCGAAGATTCAATCTGTAATTTCAAAACAAGGATACAAAACATCGCAAAAGTTTCACAATTTAATAATCAAAGAGAATAATTTTGTAAAAGACTATATACATAAAGTTTCAAGACATATAGTAGAATTAGCGAAAGAAAAAGGAGTAAGCAAGATAGTGATAGGTGGAATGAGTGATGGAATAACAAATATGGATATAGGACATAAAAATAACGAGAAACTACACAAAATACCGTTTGGTAGATTATTTGATATGATAAAATACAAAGCTAAAGAATATGGAATAGAAGTAGAAAAGGTAGATGAAGCGTACACATCACAGACTTGCAGTGTATGCGGTGTAGTGAAGAAAAATAATCGCATATACAGAGGATTATACGTCTGTAGCAAATGCGGTGCAGTAATGAATGCAGATATAAATGGTGCAATAAATATATTAAAGAGAGTAGCTCCAAATCCAGTACTGGATAGGAGTAGAGGGTTTGGCAGCCCCAAGCGAATAAGGGTAGCATAGACTACCAAACTTCGCTTAAAGAACCTCTCCACTTCAGTGGAGAGAGTATGTCAGATAATTATCAAACCAATAATTAAGGAATTCCCCAAAAGTCATGTCAGACGGAATTAAGAAACTATTCTGTTGTAATAGATATTCTTGCTCTATTAAAATTTTCTTAGCTTCAGCCTCAGAATTGGCAGTAAAATATCTTCTTAATCTCTTGCCATTCACATCTGTTCCTAATTCAATTACAACCTGATATTTATTCCCCCTTTTTCTGATTGAACCTGCCATACTTATCTCTCCTTTGTTTATTTTATAATATCACTTGTGAAAAGTCAAGAACAAAAATATAAAAAATTGACTACATAAAATGTAGTCAAGACCTTGACTATGAAATTGTCAGACAATTTATGTCGTCAAAATGTAGTCAATTTGACTACATCGAATCCTTCAAATATGGCTGGGATGGTAGGATTCGAACCTACGAATGCCAGAGTCAAAGTCTTGACCTCTCAACAATATCTAATTATAAATAGTTTTATCTTTTTTGTCAAGCCTTTATTTTTGCGGATTTTTAAAATTGTAATTTTTTATCTATTTTTAATTTTTTTATGTATTTTTATCTATTTTGTCGTCAAATGTAGTCAAAAAGGCATCAGATTTTTTATCATAATGCCCTATTTTTTATTTTGTTTTATCTTTTTTGAAATTGTATAACAATAAGAAGGTGTGAGCAACACCTTCTTATGTATAAGTATTATTTTTCATTTTTTCCTTAATCCAATCATATAATCCTTGCCTTAAAACCTTGATTTGTCTTCCTACTCTAATATGTGGAATATTTTCTTTTCTTATAATTTCATACGTTTTTGTTTCCCCTATTTTTAATAACTCTTGTACTTCTTTTACATCCATCAATAAAGAATCTCCCTCTTTTACTTGTAAGCTGTCAAAATTTTCCATAGCATCACCTCTCTTTAATTATGTTTGTCCCATACCATCCAATACATATAGCATCAGCAATATCATCAGACACATCAATGTTGAATTTATTTTTAACAAACTGTATTGTGTTTTCTTTTTGTTCAGCACGCTTTCGTCCTTTTATATCACAATAGCTTTTCCATTGTGAAGGAGGTATAATTAAATAATTAATTTTGTGTTCGTAAAAATAATTGCTTATAATACCCAACAATTCTGCTAATTCTTTGTAAGTGAAAATATTTTTTTGATATTGTATATCCTCAATAATTACAAAATCTGGAGAAAAGTTATTATAAAGCTTAATGATTTCATTTTTTTGGTATAACAATTTTTCGTCGAGATTTTTTATTTTACTTCCATCAATTATGCCATATCCTTCTAGTTCTTTACTGTTAAAAAATGCCCATCCAGTTAATTTTGTAGATTGATCGAATGAAAGGATTCTCAACTGTATCACCCTATTCTATTGCTTTAAAATTGTAAATAGGTTTTATAATTTTGTCGATATATACTGTTTCTTGAATATTATTTATTATTTCTTCTATAGGTTTGTAAGCCATTGGAGCTTCATCAATTGTGTATTCATTTATTGTGGTTGAATATACCCCTTTCATTGATTCTACAAAATCATTAAGTTTTAATAATTCTTTAGCTTTGTTTCTACTCATAATTCTCCCTGCTCCATGAGGGGCAGAATAATTCCAATCAGGATTACCTTTTCCGATAGCGATAATACTTCCATCACGCATGTTTATTGGTATTATTACTCTTTCGCCTTTTTGTGCAGAAATAGCACCTTTTCTTAGTATCATATTTTCTAAATCTATATAGTTATGTATTGTTGTGAATTGGTCTACTACAGTCAGGTTCATTTTATTTATTATTTCATCTATAATAGCCTTTCTATTGTAGACAGCATATAGTTGGACAATTTTCATGTCATGGATATAGTCGTCAAAGGATTTTCCTTTTAAGTACGCAAGGTCTTTTTTAATTTTAGGAGTTTTTAATTTTTCTAATTTACTTTGAATTTCTCTTTGTCTTCCTTCAGCTTTTAATTTTTCTATAATTTTTTGTTTTTCTTCTCTTAATGATGTTAGTTCTTTATAAGCAGTTTTTTGGTAATATTCAGCAACTTGTTTTCCTAAATAACGACTGCCTGAATGAACTACAATATAAATATTATCCTCAGGATCTTTGTCAACCTCAATAAAGTGATTTCCTCCCCCAAGCGTACCTATACTTAATCTTGCCCTATCGATATTTATATTGTTTTTGCATCGTAACTCATCTAAATTAACCATTTCAATGTAATGATGTTCTTTCTCTCTTATGTTTTGACCTGCTGGAATAAAATCATGTATAATTCTATCAAGCTTTTCTAAATTTATATCTTTTTCTTGTATAACAGCTACTTCCATTCCACAGCCAATATCTACACCAACAAGATTAGGAATAACTTTATCTTTAATCGTCATTGTCGTCCCTATAGTACAACCTACTCCCGAGTGTACGTCAGGCATAATGCGAATTTTTGAATCTTTAAACGCTTCTTGATTACATAATTCTGCAATTTGTTTTAAGGCTTCTTCTTCTACGTGGTCAGTATAAATTATTGCTTCATTGTATTCTCCTTTTACTCTCAACATCAGTATTTCCCCCTTAAAAAATAGAAGTATCCAAAATTCTTTTTTGAGCTTGTTTTGCAAGTGAATTAAAGATTTCAAATAGACAGTCATCACACAGCGTGAATTTGACCTCACATCCATCTAATTTACTTCCATATCCAGCCCTTCCTAAATTAATTTCCCACCATGTATTATCTATAAAATCAAACTCATCCATTGATTTACGTTCTTTTTTCCCACATCTATCACATACCCAGTATTCTTCTTTTGCCATTGGAATACCTCCTTATAATTTAATGACGAAATATGCTAAATACCACATAGGTAAATTTAAAAGAATTTCACCTAATAACTCGGTAGCTTTCTTGTTTTTAATACCAATCAATATTCCAAATATCGTTATAATGATAATATACCAAGCACAAGTTTTCACTAAAATCATAAAGATACCTCCTTGTATTTATAATAAAGGGAGGAAATACCTCCCACTATTTAATTCCTGTACTGCCATGCCCACCTCTATCTTCATTGTCTAAGTGTTCTACCTCGATAAATTCCACTTCTGGCATAACTGGTACTATTCTAAATTGACAAATTCTATCGTTAAAATGTATTTCTGTGTCCTTTAAAGCATAAGCAGGAAAAAACCATTGGTCGTTATCTCCCGAATAGGAATTATCAATTATCCCAATACTATTTGTTTGGATAATACCAAAATTTTTAAAGGTGCTTGAACGTGGTACTACATGAGCTTCATATCCTTCAGGTAATTCCATAGCAATCCCTAATGGGATTAATGCAAACTCTCCTGCTTTAAGTTTTACATCTTTAGCAGCTCTTAAATCAATCCAGTTACCAATTTCTATTTTTTTAATTCTTTCAAGTTTATCATCAAAGTATTTAATTTTAATTTTTAGCATAACAAATTCCTCCTTTTAAAATACTAATTTTATTTAATTGGGTGGGGTAGCACTTGCTCAAACTGAGCAAGCACTCCAACCACAATCTTCACATTCAGTACATCCACCTATATGTTTTAATTTGCCACCACAGATTGGACATTTATCTTCTTCTTCTAAATTTGTATTTTTTGTTTCTTGTTGTGTTTGTTGTGTTTTAGGTGGTTCTGTAAGTAATATTCCTGTTCTAAAACAATTATTTCTAAATACTGTAATTCCTTTTAATCCTTCTTCCCAAGCCATCATGTAAATATTCATGATGTCTTCTATTGCAGTTTCTTCGGGAAGATTTACAGTTGATGATATACTTGCATCAATATGTTTCTGCCATACTGCCTGCATTTTTATTCTTTCTTGATATGGAATTGTCATTGCTGTAACAAAATAGTCAGGTAATTCTTCTCCTGATTTTAAATTGTACAATTTCATATATTCTGCAACAATTGGTGTATATACTTTATAATAGCTTTCAGTACCATTCAGTGTTTCAGTTTTTCTCGTATAAGATATCTCAAAAATGGGTTCAATACCTCCTGATACACCAAGCATAGTGGAAATACTGCCTGTAGGAGCAATTGTAAGGAGCTGGCTGTTTCTTAATCCATATTTCTCAACCAATGTTTTTGTGACTTCATCAGCATTGTATTGGAAAAAAGGTGATGATAAAGTTGCTTCTTTGTCATATTTAGGATATGTGCCATATTCCTTTGCAAGTAGTGCCGATTGTTGCATAGCTGCATTAATCATTACATAACCTATTTTGTCTGCTAATTCCAATGATTCTGGTGAGCCATAACGTATACCAAGTTTAATAAACATATCGGCAAGCCCCATGATGCCTACGCTAACCCTATCCTTTCGGATAGGAGCAGACTATCTCATACTCTTTGGAGTTGCCAAAGAGCCCTTGCGCTTCGGACAGTAGCCCATCCTCTGTCCTACTCTACTCCCTTCCTACCATTCGAGGTAGTGGTTTCGATAGTCGTTACACTTTCTTGTTGTGTATTCACACAACAAGCTTAGCACGGGATTACCATATCCATAAATGGACTTAGGTTTCCCCGTTAGCACAACCAAGTTTTGGTACCTGGTTGCACACCCCTGGGCTACAGGGTTCACAAGGTTTTGCTTGCATTATTACTAATGCAAGGGGCTAGTTAATTAACCCAATTTGCCTCCAATTTTTCACTGATTCTTGTTGTTCTTTTAATGGGTGTAAAGGCATACCTTCATCTAATATCTCATTGAGATAAATAACAGCCTCTTTAACATCTCTTGCAAAGCTATCAAAATCGAAATAAGCTTCTTTTGTAAATGGTTTAACTACATATTCAGACAAATTCATGCTACCAAGATTACATGAACCAAAGTCTGGGAGAGGCTCTTCACCGCCCTACCACACTTGCTTTCGCAAGCCCTTTGTGGTTGTGGTCTGGACTATACCATATAGCCATAATGGCTATGGGGTATTATAGTCTCTGAACCTTCGTCCTTAAAACGTAAGGACGCTTGGCTGCGGATTGCCTATTGTTACATCTTCAGCCTTATTACCATACCACTGTGGTTAGCAGTGCCCTCATGCAGTTGCCTACACGAGTTGGTAGCTGAAGCTTTAGGGTGTCCCCGCAATTTAACCCCTTTTACATCCGCACGAGATTGCACGGATTTACTCCACCAAATTTAAACTCTTTATTCCCATGCAATAAATTCCATTTTTCTATTCTATCCCAGTACAAAAATCCTGGCTCTCCCATATTCCAGTTTGATTTAGCTATTTCATATAATAAATCTCTTGCTTTTATTTTTTTAGACATTCTTTCTCCTGTTTCAGGTACATAGAAGTATAATTCAAAGTCATCATTATTTTTTATTGCTTGCATAAAATCATCTGTTGCTCTTATTGAGATGTTTGCTTTAGTAACTTTAGTCAAATCATTTTTTATGTTAATAAAATCTATAATGTCTGGGTGGTGGCAATCTATACTTATCATTAATGCCCCCAATAATCCACGTGTTTCCATGTGGGTTGGACTATATCTTACCCCTATACAAAATGTATAAGGGCTTGGGCGCTTATTGGGGATTATTGGTAGGCTTCCTCACCCCATAGTCTCTACACCTTCCTACCTACCCTAAGAGCCATTCGGTAGGCTTGGCTCGGTGTTACCATGCATACCATAAGGTATGTTTAGGCTTCACCGACTTCACCCAATTCAAGACGCAGGGCTTGATAATTTTGGTATTTTCGTTTTAAGATAATAAATTCTTTGTCTTGGTAAATATACTCCATTAGTTTCAAAACCATTTCTTTATTAGCAATTTCCATAACATAACAATTACTATCTGATTTTGGTCTAATTTTGGTAGGAATACCATTTTTAATAAGTATATTTTGGATACCTTCCAACATTTTGAGTTGTGAAATAAATGCTACTTTGTGCCAGATCCTATTTCTGTCTTTTCTGTGTCCCCAAGTTATAGTTCCTTCAGCATCAAAAAATCCTTGCACCAGATAATTTTCTAATTTTGGCGAGATAATTGGTATATGCCTATCTTGTTTAAGTTTACCACCACTTAATTTAAGTATATCTTGTACTATGCGTTTATTCCCTATATTGATTTCTGCCGAAGGGTATTTTTTTTGTTTTTTATTAATTCGTTTGTCAATTACTATTCTTGCGCCAAGTTCATTAGCTATAAAATCAAGTACTTCTCTGTCTTTTAATCCTACAGTTATTTGTACAACTTCATCACCTATATATCCATCACCTAATATGAAGCCTAAGATATACGCTTTTTCTTTCGTGTTTATTTTCTGGAAATAATGTTCGTCTTTATATTTTATATGATTGGGCTTTATTAGATGAGTAAGTTGGTATTTTTTTGCCCAATATCCTAAAGTCCTATGATTATACCCTGTAATTCGCCCAATTCCTCTTAAACTTATTCCTTGTTTGAGATATTCCTCTAAAATCTCTTTTTGTATCATTAACATCCTCCTACTCTATGCAATGCATTTTCGGAGGCAATATTTATTGCCTACGTCTGCCTTTTTGACTTATCAATCCAGTTGTAGTAGAAAATAACTCCATAAATGAAACTGCTCCAGTGCTTTCTTTAGCTGCATTATTAACTTTTGCTCCTTTAGGTCTTAATTTTGATATATCAACCCCACAACCACCACCATAGCTAAATGTCCTTGCTAAATACTTTGCAGTGTCAAATATTGATTCAAGGTTATCATCAGGAGCGGGAACAACATAGCAATTACTATAAGTTACCTTTATTCCCTTATTTTGTAAACCTCTACCTGCTAAAACTCTACCAGCAGGTAAGAATTTTTTATTTACAATCAATTTTGCTATATAATCATTGCCACCAGCTACCCTATTTACAAAATTGAAAAATCCTTCGTTGTTGTGTTCGTACTTATTTTTAAATATATCCCTTTGTAAATCAGTCATCTCCCAACCATTTTGCCTAATTTGTGCTCTTTTTTCTCTGTAGAGTATGTATTTCTTAGCCACATCTGGTCTTACTTTCATTAATTCTACTTCTACCATATCTTGTATATCTTCTACGCTTTTAATTTCATCTTGTTTTTCTAATTCTTCTTTAATTTTTTTAGCGATAGACATACTCACGTATCTATCCACTCCATCTTTTGTTTCTGCCATTGCTTTTTCAATTGCCCTAATTATTTTTAACTCATCAAATTCTACTAATTTACCATTTCTTTTTCTGATTTGCACTAAAACCTACCTCCTATAATTGTTATATTAGTTTTTGTGTATAAACCTAATTGCTACTCCATATCTCACCCCCTTTAAAAAGCACATATAATTACCAGTTGTGATAATAGTTGTATGTGTCTAACAATTCTTCATAGTTGCTTAATTGGTCTTCAAGTTCTCTAATTCGCAATTCCAATCCTAATACCTCATCCTCTAATTCGGAGTAAGATTTTTCGTCATATAACAGTTTTTCTAATTCATTACAAAGTTGATATGCTTCTTGTAAAGTAAGATTGAGTTTTATTTTTCTGCCAATTTCAATAACAACATCATTATTATTATTATATTCAACTAAAATTTTATTTGACATAATTACTCACTCACTTATTATAAATTCTGCATAAGGAAATTCTTCTAAAAACTTGCAAAAGTCTCTCCATTCTTTGAGTTTATGATTTTTGCGTGCATGATATATATTTCTCAACACTGCATAATTGCCTGTCCATGTGCGCATTTGATTGTATGACGAGGGTAAGTCTTGCACAATTTTTCTCCATAAATTTTTTGCTTTTTCATGTTCACCTTTTGCTTTATATTCTTGATATTTATAAATCATTCTATTAAGCTCAAGTAAATAATTTTGCCTGAAAGTAGAATCCTCAAATTCGCCTTCTTCATTGTCCCAACTAAAGTCTTCTTCTTTAAGTAATCTTGTTCCCAGTTTATGCATTGTTGAAGTGGAATTTGTTGTTGTCCCAATTTTATATGTATCCATTTCTTTCCACCAGTACAATGGGGCTGTAATGTCCATACTCACAAATATTTGTCTTAAAAACTTTGCGTGGTCTGTGCCTGCTCTTATAAGAGTCATAGCTAACTTGTGGTCGTTATTACCTAAAATGTAAGGTTTATCACCTAATGCCCAGCAAAGTTGTTCATATAACCTACATTGCTCACAATTGCCATCGCAATAATAGCTATCTGATTTGCCCCAGCTTTCAAGTGGATTACGCATGCCACGTATAGCATTTTCAAGATTAGTGATAGTAAGATTTTCTATTTTAATCAAAGAGATACCTCCTTTTTATTATTTTACTTCCATTCCCCGTTCCACCCCCCTATATGTTAGAGCGTTCCACTCCCCTATATATTACCTTGAAACCAGGCGTAAACGTAGAACAGGTATTAACAGGTTTAAAGTTCCACTCCCCTATATATTACCTTGAAACGCAGTACCTACTACAGTATAATTTAGGGCACTCTTTGTTCCACTCCCCTATATATTACCTTGAAACCCGTCTCAAACCTCTTATTTCCCAATATGTGTAGGTTTTATTCTCTTTATTTTTGTCGTCGATGTTTAATAATGCAAAAACTACAGGAGATCGACGACAGCCATTTTGTTTGTTTAATAGGGGATTGCCGAGAATGGCGAACTCGGCTTGGGATGTGGAAACACCCCGTATTTTGTTTTTAAGGTACTATTTATTCATCATCATCATCTTCTTTAATAATTTTTTCCGAAAGTGCTATATTTCGTGCTGCATTTATATCAGCATCTATTTTAAACCCACATTTTTTACACTCAAAATTATCTCTTGTTTCTCTATTTTTACTGTTTATATATCCACATTTACTGCATTGTTGTGAAGTATATTGAGGATCAACAAATAAAACCTCAATACCATTTTCTTTAGCTTTATTGAGTATTTTTTGTTGTAAATCATGAAAGTTCCATTTTGCTAACAAAGTATCATTAAATCCATGTCGTGTTAAGTGCTCCATCTTGATATATTTACATTGATGTTTTAACGCAAAATCAATTATATATTTAGCTAATTTATAGTTATAAGTTTTTCTAAAGTTAGAAATTTTCTTGCGTATATTTAATACATTTTTATTTCTTTTTTTGTAACCATGACCTACATTACCTTTCCCCTTCCATTTTGTTGCTTTACTTATCTTATTTCTTAAAGCTTCTATTTTATTTCTATAAATAACTAGTTCTAAACCATCTATCACGCACTCATTATTATCAAGACTTATAAATTGTTGATGTTGTGGATCATAAACTTGCATCGCTATCACATTTTTCAGCCCTAAATCAATTCCTAAAATTCTGTCAGATATTTCTTCTTTTTGTTTTGGTATAAATTCATAATTAAAATGGAAAAATATTTTTTGTGCACTTAAATTTTTATTAGGATTATCTTCTAAAATAAGTTGTGCTGAGCCTTGTCTGTATTCGCCATTTAATATTTTGTTCATAATATCTTGATGATATTTGTCTTGTCTTGCAGTAACAAATTTTAATGTGCGATTTCTTTTTTCAGAAGGACTTAAAAATGTTATTTCTATTATATACTCATTATTATTTTTATATGGTATTATTTTATAATTTTTACCATTAATATGTATTGGTTGTTTATTACCATAAGATGGCAAGCTTATACTACCATTCAATACTCTTTTTCGGGCTTTCTTCCAATTTTCCCATAACCACGATGTTAAAGCAGATATATTACTTGTATTCAATCCTTTCAAAGTTTCAGCTGCGATTCTATACCCTTTGTTTTGAAGTGTGGTACCCAATTCTTCTTTTTCATTAAGCACAATGCCATTTTTAGAAGCTGCATTTTTTCGCAATTCCCATAAAAAATATTCACGCATAATATAATTGCTAGTTTGCGCTATTCTTTTTTGTAAATCTCTAAGTTCTTTTTTAAGCATTCTTTCTTTTTCTTTTTTTGTATATTCTTTTTCATCTGTTGAAATAGGTGGTTGATAATTTAGAACATCTACCAATTCAAGTTTTAGTGTTTTAATAATAGTTCTTTTTTCTTTTTTTCTTTTTGCCATTTACCATACCCCTTATTATTATTATTATGTACGTTTAAAATAAATTTTTTAACTCGTATCCATTGTATTCACCTCACGCTTACATTTTATATTATACCACACATTTTTTCTTTGTCAAGAGTTTTTTTTAAAAATTTTTATTATTTTTATGTGTTATTTATCTTCCCATGTTTTCATTATTTCTTGAATCCATTCTTTAGCAGAAACAGGAGGTTTAAAATTATATATTCGCACACATAAATAACTATAACTTGATTGTGCTACATCTAATCTTTCTTTTTCAGGATAATCCTTTAAACCATACCCAAATTCTCGTGCTAATCTCAAACATCCTTCTTTGTCCTCGTATACATTCTTTACCTCCATTAATCCTCCTTTTGGAGATATAATTGGCTTAGTAGCATTATCAAAATACTTGAGTAAAGCATTATATAATCTCTCCATGTATTCATTCGCTGTCATCCCAATAGACCTCCTTAATTTTTATTATTTTTATCTCAATAAAACTCCAGTTTTATTTTAATCTTGTTTTTTAATAATAAACCATATAAAAGCCGATATAAGCAAAGCCATTATTAAATAGGCTCTTTGTCAAGAGTTGGGGTGGGTATTTTTCTGAATGCCCACCTTTAAATTTTATCACATAATAATGTTCATTTCTACTATTTATTCTATCTGCATCTGGAATAGAAATAAGACAATCTCTAATTTTCCATATCTCCCCAAAATTAAATGTTCGCTCATCTATTAAATCATCTTTACTGAGAAACTGTGGGGAACTATAATTTGTAGATGCCAACCTTTGATGCCTCCCTTCGTAAGGGCTCTAATGCTGTATATTCCTTAATAATACATTCTAGATATTCTTTATCAGAACCTTTGCTTTTTCTCTCTAGTCTTCTTTTTCTAGCAGCTATTAATCTTTCTTTAGTTGGACTGTAGATTTTCTCAGCCTCTTTCATATTCAACCTCCTCCCATATAATTTTGATCCAGTACTTTCTTCTTCTTTAAGGATTTTTTCCATTGGAGGAGTGGAATATACTATCTTTATCATATCTTCATACGATTTATAACTCAACTCTAAAATAATTCTATCTGCTATATACCTTTTATTGGCATCCAATGGAAATTTGATTGCTATATTTGTATCACTAGGTTTATGTAAATATACTTTTCTTCCATCATGGTAGCAAACTGTTTCCCTCTTTACTAAACCGTAAAATATAAGGTCATTTAATTCACTCTCAATCGCTTGGGCATAAGGCCCATAATCCCACCTAATAAAAGTTAGATTTTATTAGGCATAGCCCATTTTCTTTCAATTATCATTTTGATTTGCTCCCTGTTTCATTAAAATAATTCTTAATTCTTTGATTAGCCAACTCGACATATTCAGGATTTATCTCGAATCCTATAAATTTTCTCCCTAACTCTAAAGCTGCTATTGCTGTTGTTCCACTACCCATAAAAGGATCTAAAACTATTTGAACATCAGGAAAACATTGAAGTAAATCTCTTACCATCTCAACTGGGAATGCTCTCGTATGTTTGAAATTTGTCCCTACAGGTTTCCATTCTTTCCAGTCAAAAACATCTGGATGATTAAGGACGTTTATTAGTGTAGTTTTAGGTGACTTTGCTAACCAATAAACACGTTCTGTCCAGGGGTAAAAACGTATTTTGTCAAAGTTCTGACTCCTGTTTATCCATACAATTTCTTGTTTTATAACAAAAGGTGTTTTTAATAGCCATTCATAAGGTGTAATTTGCTTACCATTTTTAATTCTATTTTTGTGATGATATAGTAAACTACCTTCTGGTTTTAAAATCTTGTAAATCTCGTTCAATACTCTAATTTGCCATTCCTGGTACTTTTCTTCTGGCATATTATCTGGATAAGGATTATGGCGTTTATTGCCTGTATGATGTGTATTCCCTAAATTAAATGGCGGTGAAGTTATAACTAAATCAATACTATTATCAGGTAATAATTTCATGCCCTCTAAACAATCCATGTTATAAATCTTGTTTACTTCTAACATATGTCTACCTCCATTATTATTTTTTACATTTGCTAATGAATCTTGTCGTATGTCAATGGTTTGTATATTTGTAAATCCAAAATGTTTGACTGCTTCAACATAACTCATTGGATGTGTTTTATCACCCCCAGCGGTTGGCTCTAAAATTTGAATGTCTTTATTTAGATTTTCATATTGCAAAAAATTATTAAGAAAATTAATTATTTCAGGAATTGGCGTTACATAATAATCAGAAATATGATAATCTCTCGCATTACTTCTATTTGTGCTACTCAAAATTTCACCTCGCAATATTTATTATTTATATTTGCTAATGTATTTTTAATCCTTTCTTCTGCTATTTCGCAATATTTAGAGCTTATCTCAAAACCGATAAAATTTCTATTAAGTAACTTACAAGCTACAGCAGTAGTACCACTCCCCATGAATGGGTCTAAAACAATATCATTTTCATAAGATAAAATTTTTAAAGCTTTTAGTGGTATATCTAAACTAAAATTAGCCTGGGTTAGTTTTTTAGTTTCGGCATTATATTTCCATTGGGCAAATACCAGTTCTTTAAATTCATTCTTGTGTTCTTCTGAATTTGTAAAATATGATTTACCACTATTTATTTTTTTCCATTGATTTTTATACATTAATAAAACACATTCTTTAGGATTGTATATATATGGAGCAGAAGGTGAAAGCCAACTACCCCAGCTAGTGAATTTTACCCTATGAGGGTGCTCTTCTTTTAAATCAACTAATCCTGCGAACTTAAAACCAATTTCTTTCATTACTTGATAAAATTCTGATAACATTAATATTCTTCCGCCACGATTTTTCAAATTGGCTTCATACAATATATTTAGTGCTATTCTTCCATCTTCCTTTAAAACACGATAAACTTCAGCGAGCCATTCTTTTGTAAAATTCATATAATCTTTCCATGATAAACAATCATTCCATATATCATATTTAATTCCCACATTGTAAGGTGGACTTGTAATTGTTAAATCTATAAAATTATTGGGTAACTGTTTTAAACCTTCTCTACAATCCATATTATAAATTTTATTTAATTCTAACATTCAATAACCTCCTAATTACTATTATTTACATTTGTTTTATTTACACCAAAACAAACATCATTTTTTGAAGATGTATCGTTTTTATTTTTAAGATATGTATGCACATCATTTATAGTTTTATCTATCTCCGATATAATATCATCCCACAACTCTTTTGCTTTTTCTGCTCTTTCGTAATCATCCAACCAAGACAAATTATATTTACCCTGTCCATAATAATAATCATGTACTTCTTCTAATAATCTAAGTGTTTTAAACAACCAAGTTCTATCATTATACTTTTTCTTTTGATGTTCATCAAATAATTTTCTTAATTTAACCGCCATGTTTCTAATTTTGTTGTACTGTTCGTTACTTATTTTTAATCCAAACCAATATTCAAAAATTTCCTTGATTGTATTTGCCATTTTTTCAATATTATCTTCATAATAACAACGATTGATAATATCAATTGTTTCAGGCTCATATTCATCTATATTATTTAAATAATCCTTTACTAACCCCATAATATCATATTTATTAACTATTTTTATTGTATCTTGAAAGAGTTTGCTTTCCTTATTAACAAAATCCATTTTCATACTATAACCTCCCTATGATTTTATTATTACACGGGAATATTAACCCCGTGTGTAAGTTAATATGTCGTCCAAGACTGGTTAGCCAAATATGCTATTTTACTTAAAATATCCAATACTCTCTCATAGTCTTTCAGTAGATCTTCAATATTCTCACAAGCATACTCTTTTTTGATGTATTCATTTAGTTCTTCAATAGTCTGGAATTTTTTCATACAAATCATCCTCCCAAATTTATTTTATTTTAATTTCAGCATTAAACATTAACACCTCAAAAATAAACAATAAAGCTAATGCCAATTCATAAGCAAACTTACTGATTGATACAATATCTAAAACAACACCAACCATATTATATAAAGTTAATACAACTAAAATACCCCATAATAATTTCCACAACTTCTTACTC